TAGTGCTGTGCTCTTTAAGGGCAAGGGGTGGGCGAAGCGCGATAGGGAGGGGCGGTCAGATTCTGAGTAGCGTGCACCCTACGGTACCCAGCGCCGAGTTCGTCAATCTCCTGTACGGTGTGGGTTACACGAACGGTTAGGAGTTTTTTTAGATGAGCGCGAAAAAGCCAGCAGACAAAAGGCAGAACAGATCGACCAAAGATCTTGGCGTGCTGCCCCAGATCGCCGTTAATCCTGCGGCCATTCCACCGGCACCGAGCCACCTGACCGAGCGCTGGGTCAAGTCATGGGAGATCTTCTGGCGCTCACCGTTCGCTCAGGTCGTGCAGCCAGCGCAGATGCCAGCGCTTGAGCGACTCTTCTCGATGTACGACGAGCGCGAGCGAATGGACATCTACCTACGCGAAGAGCCGATGATCTCAGGCTCTCAGGGTCAGAAGATTCTCAACCCTATGTACCGACAGCGCACCTCAGTAGATGCCGAGATCCGCCAGCTAGAGGATCGGTTCGGTCTGCACCCTAAGGCAGGGCTGACCTTGGGCATCGTGTATGGTGAAGCCGCACGCAGCCTGGAGGAACTCAATGCCAGAATCGCAAACGCAGCCTTCGCGGAAGCCGAAGCCGAAGCCGACCCACGCTACATTGAAGCCGGCAACGACTCCGCAGAAGAGGCCACTCTACTCGTCGCCGATCAGTAGTCCACCACCACCGTCGTGGGGTGGGCTGGTCTGTCGTTGGATTGAGACCAACCTAGTCCACGGTGAAGGCGACAAGTTTGGCGAGCCATTCCGCCTAGAGCCGTGGCAGCGTGCCTACATCTGGCGGATCTACGAGTACGACGCAGCCACACAGAAGCGCACCGTGAAGCGCGCCCTGCTGGGTACGCCGAAGGGCAACGGCAAGACCGAGCTGCTCGCGGCTATCGCCTTGGCAGAACTGGCAGGACCAAAGGCTCCGAAGTCGCCGAACATTCCTATCGCTGCGGCATCATTCGAGCAGGCTGACCTGTTATTCGGTACCGCGCGCATCATGCTTACGCAGGGTCCACTTGCCAAACTCTTTGAGGTCTATGACACCGAGATCCTGATCAAGGATCGCCCAGGCCGGATGTACCGCGTCGCCGCTGCGGCAGGCACCAACGACGGCGGTCGCCCTACCTGCTTTATCGCTGACGAGCTGCACGAGTGGACAGGTAACAAAGAGCGCGTGCATCTCGTGCTCTCTAACTCACTCGCCAAGCGAGCCGAGGCACTGGAGTTGAACATCTCGACCGCAGGCTCCGACGAGAACACGCTGCTCGGCAGGATGCTGACCTACGCCAAGCGCATCTCGTCTGGCGAGGTGAGCGACCCTTCCTTCCTAGTCGAGTGGTGGGCTGCTGCGGACAGCCATGACCTAGAGACTGACACTGGCCGTAGGGCTGCACTAGAGCAGGCGAACCCTAGCGCACCGGCATTCGTAGACATTGACCGACTGCTGGCACGAGCCAACGAGGTGCCAATGCACGAGTGGCAGCGCTACCATCTCAACCGCTTTGTGCAGCCGCCAGACCGCTGGATTGGCGCAGAGGCGTGGATGAAGCTGGCAGATCGTGAGCGAGTGCTGATCCCAGGCGAGCGCCTGAGCATCGGCTTTGACGGCTCGTATGCGCGCGACGCATCGGTGCTCACCGCCTGCACCATGGACGGTCACATCTTCCTCATCAAGGCATGGGAGAAGTCGGACACCAACCGCGACCCAGACTGGACGGTGCCGCGCGGCGAGGTGGATGCCTTCGTAGATCAGATCATGCAGACCTACGATGCGACCCTGTTCTGCGACCCACCTGGCTGGTCATCCGAGATCGAGGAGTGGACGCGCCGGTACGGCAAGCGCGTGGCAGTGTTCAACACCGCCACGATTGAGCGCATGGGTCCAGCCGTAGACCGATTCTTCACGGCCGTGGCGACTGGCGAGGGGCTGCGCCACGACGGATCACCGCTCTTGGCTCGCCATATCAGCAATGTGCACACGCGCCTGACTCGCTATGGGCAGGTATTGACCAAGGCGTACAAGGCTTCGCCTGACCGCATTGACGCGGCCGTATCTGCCGTGGTCGCATTCCAGGGTGTAAAGTTCCTACAGATTGAACCTAAGTCAGCAGCGAAAGTGGAGTGGATCAACCTATGATTAGCAACCTTCTAGAAGTTGTGGGTGGCGCACTTGTCATCGCAGGTCTCGCGCTACTCTCTGTTCCATTGGGACTCATCGCATTGGGCGCGGCTCTTGCCGCTATCGGCTATACGCTAGGAGACCGTAAGTGAGCATCCTTCGCCGCATCCTTGGTGAGCAGCGTGCCGTAGGTGGCACTTGGATCACCGACAATCAGCCATCGGTTTCTTCTGCCGGTGTCTCAATCAACAGCCAGACGGCACTCTCCATCGGAGCCTACTACGCAGCGGTAAAGCTCTACGCCGACACCGTCGCATCCCTGCCATGGGATACCTACATCCGCATTGACGGCACTCGCCGCCCATACCGACCGTCACCATCTTGGCTCACGATGCCGCAGCCAAACAATCCAAACTTCACTGGCTTTGACCTCAAGCATCGCATGGTCTCGTCACTCCTGATTGACGGCAATCTGTTCGTGCTGTTCATCAAGGGGCGCAACGGCGACATCGTTGAGATGCGCGTACTTGATCCACAGAAGGTGACCATCAAGAGCGTTGACGGCGCACCGATCTACACCGTCACTGGCGATGACAATGTCGGCGTAGAGTTGACCGCCGACGCGATCCTGCACATCCCACTCTTCGCCACCGGCTCCGCGCTTCGAGCGCCGTCGCCTGTCGAGCAGCACCGCACGACACTCGGCCTTGCCAGCGCCACGCAGTTGTACAGCGCGAAGTTCTATGAGCAGGGCGCAGCCCCATCGGCCGTGATCAAGATCCCTGGCGAGTTGACGCAGGATCAGGCGGACTCACTCCGCAACTCATTCAGCCGCCGACACGAAGGCATCGAAAAGATGCACAAGATCGCGGTGCTGACCGGTGGTGCAGACTTCCAGCAGATGTCCATGAAGATCAGCGATATGCAGTTGGTTGAGACCCTGCACTGGGGCGTTGAGTCCATCGCTCGATTGATGGGCGTACCGCTCCACCTGCTCCAGTACCCAGGCGGCAACAGCTCGTACAACAGCGTTGAGATCGTCAGCATTGAGTGGCTGCGCCTTGGGCTTGGACCACTCGTCACGCGCCTAGAGGCTGGCTTGCAGCGTCTTGTTCCAGGTGCGGATCAGACCTTCATCAAGTTCACCCTTGACGGCCTGCTCCGACCTACGACCAAGGAGCGCTACGACGCATACGCCATCGCGCTGAATAACGGCATCCTATCGCTGAACGAGATCCGCCGTCTTGAGGATCGCGCAGATGTTGAAGGCGGCGACGAGCACTACAAGGCACTGAACATCGGCGTAGTTGGTCAGGAGCCACAGGCTTGAGCTACATCATCGTTGACCTTGACGGCACGCTGATCCTTGATAACGAGCAGCCTAACCAGCCGCTGATTGATCTGCTCAACGAGCAGGTGATGTCTGGCGACAAGCAACTCATCGTGGTCTCGGCTCGCAGCATTGAGCGCCTAGAAGAGACGCGCGCATGGCTTCAGGAATACAAGGTGGCTGGCGTGGAAGAGGTTCACCTGAATGACTTTGACGGCTCGCCATTCGCCACCGGCTCGGCGTTCAAGGAGTACAAGTACGGTCTGCTCAAGGAGCAGTACGGCGAGGAGTTGGAGTACGCGATTGACAATGATCCAGCCGTGCGCGAGATGGCTCGCGGCTTGATGATTGAGGCGTACTCGCCAGAGGAGTATCTCGCTGACGAGGAGCGCGCGGTGTACGAGGTTCCTGACTACATCCGCAACGCCGCCGCTCGTGGCTTGTCGTTCGTAGAGGACGGTCTTGCAGGCGAAGGCTTGCAGGCGCAGACCATCTCCGAGGCACGCGAACTCGCAGCCGGACGAGCAGACACCGACAAGGTGATCCGCATGGCTGCCTGGATTCGCCGTCATCGTGGCGACTGGGAAGGCGTACCACAGAATCAGGATCAGGACAACGAGGACTTCCCAGGTCCAGGCGCTGTTGCTGGCTTCCTTTGGGGTGTGGAAACAACTGACCGCGACGCAACTGATCGCGTACTCTCGTGGGCAGATGCTTTGATCGCAGCTGAAGATAGGGAGATCATTGATATGAAAGAGAAAGAAACTCGCTCACTTCCGATTGGCGAGTACCGTCTTGCCGAGGCTGATGCCGACGGTCAGCGCACCTTCAGCGGCTACGCTGCGATCTGGAACAGCGCGAGCGCTGGGCTGCCATTCGAGGAGCGCATTGCGCCAAGCGCCTTCAAGCGTTCACTGGCTCGCGCATCCGCAGGGCAGAAGATCATCTCCTTCCTGTTTGGTCATGACGAGACGCGCGCTCTGGCAACGACCGCGAGCGGCCGCCTTCAGTTGACCGAGGACGAGACTGGTCTGCGCGTTGAGGCGAAACTAGATCCAGCCGACCCAGACGCTGCCAAGGTCATCTCGATGCTGACGCACGAGAGCGCCGCTGCCGGTATGTCCTTCGGCTTCCAGAAGGTTCAGGATTCGTGGGATGGCAATCAGCGCACGATCAAGGAAGCCAACCTGTTCGAGGTGAGCATCCTTGCTGCCGGTGGTCAGACCCCTGCCTACCCTGCAACCCTTGGTCTCACGGCAATCCGCCAAGTCACTGCGCCAAAGATCGGCGTAGAGGCTGAAGCGTTGATGGCCACACTTGAGTCAGTCAAGGCTGGACGAGAACTGTCCACCGAGGAAGTGGCTGTCATTGATGCTGTTCGCTCCAAGCTCGCGCCAAAGCAGGAGAAGGTCGTTGACCCATCCGTCGCTATGGCAATGCTTGCCCTGGAAGCGGCAGAAGGTGACGCACTCTAGGTCTCGTGCCTACGCCCCACCGCCCTGAGTAGGCGAGTCCGCGTTAGAGCAACCCACCGAGGAGAGCAAAGAAGATAGTCCGCCTATGCGCGGAGAAAGGAAGTGGACACTATGTCCGACTTCGCAAATCTCGCTGACAAGCGAGCGAACCTCCTGACGGAGGCACGCGGCATTGCCGTTGAGGCCGCCGATAAGGGAATCGCCCTAGAGGGCGAAGACAAGGCGCGCTTCGAGAAGCTCGTCGCAGAGGCCGGCTCGCTGGCTGAGGCGATGAAGTCCGAGAAGAACGCTACCGAAGCACGCAAGGCTGCTGACGAGGCTCGCGCCGAGTTCGCCGCTGTGGTGGCTCCAAAGGCTCCTGCTGCTAAGAGCGACTCCGAGCGCCTCCGCGCGATCGGTCTTGCTGGCGGCACCGAGTCGTTCGAGTACCGCGATGTGACCAAGAGCAGCAACCTGGGCGATCCAGTTGCCGTGTTCCCACGCGTCAATGTTGTGGCTGGTCAGATCAACCCATTCATCAACCCAGATGTTGTTGATGTGATCCGTGTTGCCACCGGCAACGCGATCAAGTTCCCACGAGCCACGGCTCTCGGAACCGCAACGGCTCCTGGCGAGGCTGGGACGATTGTTGAGAGCGACCCAACGATGGGCACGCTTCAGCTCACCCCATCCGGCTACAAGATTCTCGTGCAGGTCTCGGAAGAGCTTGTCGAGGATGCAGCCTTTGACATCGCTGCGTTCATTGCGGACGCTGCTGGTCAGGAAGTTGCAATCGCTCACGGCGCAGCCGCTGGTACGGCCGTCGTGACCGCCGCTGGTTCAGGCGTGACCGGCGCGACCTTTGTTCCGACCTATGCGGAACTGGTCTCGCTTCAGTACGCTGTGAAGCAGCAGTACCGCTCGGCCGCGAAGGCTGGTTGGTTGATGTCCGATGCGACCCTTGGAACGATCCTTGGAATCACATCGTCCAGCGTTCCGCTCTTCCAGCCAGGTGGCCAGGGTGGCGTTGATCGCCTCCTCGGCAAGCCTGTCTACACCGCTTCAGGGATTGCGAACATTGGCGACGATGCCAAGCCAATCCTCTTCGGTGACCTTGGGCAGATCAAGACCGCGCTCGTCGGTGGCATCCGCGTGGATGTAAGCCGCGAGTACGCGTGGAACCTGGGCCTTGTTTCGTACAAGGTTGAGGTTCGCGGTGCAACTGGGCTTGCCCAGGCTGATGCCGTCAAGTACTACGCCTGCAACTGATTCGTCAGTAGCTAGGTTTAGTTAGTGGTGAAGGGGAGTCGCTTCGGCGGCTCCCCTGATCCGCAAGATTGGAGAACTAATGCTCGTTCGACTTTGCAAGCGACGCGGTGAATATCCAAGCGGCTCAATCGTTGACCTGCCACAGGCAGAGGCGGAAAGCCTGATTGGTTTTGGCTTGGCTGAGGCCGTTGCAGATGTCGACGCAGAGGCACCAACGCGGCTCGTAGAGCGCGCGAAAGTATCAAAGGGTATGAGGACTGCTACCATCTCGCAATCGGAGCCTAGCGTCGCTCCTGAAGGGGAATAATGCTGAAGAATGGTCATGTCACGATTGGCACAACTCCGACCCTGATCACGACAGGTGTAGTCGGTGCATCGTGGGTGAGCCTACACATGAGCGGCAACACAACTGTCTATGTTGGTGATGCAGCCGTGACCACCTCCACCGGTATGGAACTGCACAAGGGAGTCACCGTAACGATCTGGCTGCCAGAGGCTGACAAACTCTACGGCGTAGTAGCGTCATCAACGCAAGTCGTAACCTACCTACATACAGGAGGCCGCTAATGAGTTACGCACTTTTGTCAGAGTTCAAGGCTGCGGTGGGGATCACCGACAGCACGGATGACGCTGCGCTCCAGTCGGTGCTTGATGCAACCGACACGCTGATCGATCTCTACTGCGACCGTAAGACTGGCTTCGGCACCGCGTCCGAGACACGCTTCTACACAGCTGAGGACTATCAGTATGTATTGACCGATGATCTCGTCAGCGTCACCACGCTCCAGACAGACGATGACGCGAACGGCACCTACGAGACCACCTGGACGGCTGGCACCGACTATGTGCTGGCTCCGCGCAATGCTGCCCTAGATGGTTTTCCCTACACCGAGATCGACACGAGCGTCACATGGCCGCGCAACTTCCCTAAGGATGTCTACCTTGGCGTAAGGGTAGTCGGTGTGTTCGGCTTTCCTAGCGTTCCAGCTGCGGTCAAGCAGGCAGAGATCATTCAGGCTGGCGCTGTCTGGAATAGCCGCACCGCGCCATTCGGCGTGATCGGATCTGCTGACCTTGGCGGCATCCTCCGCATGAGCCGCGCCCTGCACCCAGAGGCTGCACTCATCCTTGAGCCGTATCGGAAGCGCACCGGCTTGGCGCGATGACCGACCTGACGATCCTTGATGCCATCGCTACACGCCTAGCGGCGGCAACCCCACCGACTGGGTACTCACTCCGCAAGGTCTACGCCACCCCACCTGAGGGCTTGCCAGTCACACCTGCCATCGTCCTGTTCCCAGGCGGCGACCAGATCAGCGTTGGCAACGGAAACCGCACGACGGTGCTGACGGTCAACTGCGTGGTTTATCTCTTGCCCATCCCACGGATGGACGAGAAGTACCGCGACCTATACACCTGGCGCGCTTGGCTGCGAACCGCCTTTGACGGAGCTGTGACGATTAGTGGAAATGCCGTTCAGGTCGCAGTCACTGGTACTACACTCGGCACAGATACATACGCCGATCAGGATTACCTGACGGTTCAGGCAAGTGCGGAAATCACCGTGTACGACACGGTTGCGTTCACCGCGTAAAGCAAGGAGATCGAGAGATGCCAACATTCGGCGCAAAGGCTCTGACGCGAATCGCTACTGCGTCGCAATCTGGTTTCGGCACGGCCGCAGCCATGGGCACCACGACTGGCGAGATTCTTTTCAACGAGACTGTCGGATCGCTCGATCTTGGCGTGACTGTTGATATGGGCGAGACCGTATCTGTCGGTCGCCGCACGGCGATTCAGGCGAGCCAGCCAGTCATCACCGGACGAGCACCAGTCCTCACTATTGCTGAGGGTCCTGCATCGCTCCGCACCCTGCCGCTCGTCCTTGACGCAATCGGCGCAAGCACCTCAGGCACGGCTACGCCGTACAGCTGGACTTGGTCGCCAACACAGACCGATGTAGACACGCTCGTGTTCTACTCGTTCCTTGTCACTGACGGCGTGCAGAAGTATCTCGTCCGAGATGCAGCGCCAACCGAGATCACCTTCTCGGCAGATGCGAACGGCCTGCTCCAGATGGGCGCAACCTTCGCGGCGACCACGGTCACCTCATCGGTGCTTGCATTCCCTAACGCGATCCCTGCGAACCCATTCCTGCCTGGGCGCTTGATGAAGTTGAGCACCGACACCAACTTCCCAGACAAGGCTGGCTCAGGGGCCACCGACTACTCAACGATCTACAACTTCAACCTGACGGTGAACACCGGCGTAGGGATGATTACGGCACTCGATGGCAGCCTCACGGCTGCGACGGCCGCGCTGACTGGCGTGCTGGATGCAACGCTCACCTTCACGGTGGCGAGCAACTCGAACGCTACGACGAGCTTCCCAATCACCGACATCGCCACGCAGAAGTACCTGCGCTTGTTCGGTACGACTGCCGATAACTACGGCGTGTGGATTCTCGGCTCCTGGGAGATCGAGAACATCGTTCCGCTCTCAGCGGATAACGAGGGCGTGGTGGTCAATGAGGTCACCTGCCGACTGGCGTTCGACACGACCTCAGGCAAGTCGCTTGAGATCGTCGTGGATTCGCCGCTGGCAACAGCGCCGTAAAGAGCAGCGCCTAGGGCGCTAGTAGGAGGGTCAATATGGACACAGTCAAGATTGAACTAGACGGCGTGTTTGCCGGATGGACGATTGAACTGCGACGCAATGTAAGCGCTCGCATCTTGATCGAACTACAGGGCGACACGGCCGTCCAGTTCGCAGCCTTCGCTAAGTTGGTTGTGAGCCACAACTTCAAGGACATCGACGGCAAGACAGCCGATGACATCCTTGATGCTCCAGTCGCTGCCATCACGGCTGCAATGGAGAAGTGGGCGACCGCGATCTCAGCACTCCCAAACGCGTAAGGCTGGAAGCCAGGCGGCTGGCCATTGGTCAGTCCGTCGCGGTGACCAGCCCAGAGATCATCGCGCACACACTGGGCACCGCCTACGGTGTGCCACCTTGGGAGATACTGAAGACCGCAACCGCTGAAGATCTCATGACCTATTGGGGTCTGTATTGCGAGATTCAACCAAGGAGCAAGTAAGTGGCTAAGGCTGCCGTAGAGATCGAACTCCAGGGCAATGTCCGCGCTGAGGCTGAAGCGCTCCAGAAGGCATTCCTCAACTCTCTCGGCTGGAAAGGCGTTCGCAAGCTAGAGCAGTTCGCCACGGTCAACGCAGCTCGCGCCCTTGCCAAGCCGGTACGCGAGAAGGCTCCGACAGATCTCGGCGGATTGGCGAAGAGCGTGCGCGGCCGTCGCTCGCGCATCACTCGCCCAGGCGCAATCGTCGGACCTGTGGCTGGGAAGAAGTACGCCTGGTACGCG